TGAGAGACCAATGTCTGTGCCTGTCCCCGTAGTACGGGTTTGTAATTATCCATTTTGTTATCTTTATCGTATTGTGATAAAGATAAAAAGTCTTTCAATTTTATACGTTTACCCCAAATAAGGGAGATTATCGATGTCGATTAGTTCTTCTACTTCTAATTCATCGGCATTTTTTTCGATTATATATTGTTTGAAAATATCGTATTCCAATTGTGCTTCAGGTGTATGATGATGAACGGTGCGTGCGATCATTTTGTAAAGTTTAAAATTGGGGTATCTTTCTTGACCATTTCGTTTGTATAGAATATTTTTCCCATTATCGTCTTCGCACCATCGTTTGATTGTTTTCTGAACTTCATCTAATTCATTCTCGTCATCATCAATGTCGGTCACAAAATCAAATATGGATGAAGCTAAACGGCATAGGTCGAAACTCATATTAGGCTCTAACGTGGGACGGTTTTCATTAAAGAAAGGTTCACAATTATATTGTGTAACTGCATCACCGTCTTTTGCGAAACTGTCGCTACAGAATATATGTCCATTAAAGTGATATACGCCTCTTCCAAAATCGATAATTTTGTATATCTTACCGAAAGTAGGGACTTTGTATACTTTACTATCAAAATGGTAATATAAGAATTCTTGTTCGGTTTTAATATGCATGATATTGTTTGTATGTAGATCATTGTGTGTTAATTTAAACATTTTCTGGTAGATTAAAATGGTCATTATGATTTGCATTAACATAGATGAAGTGTTTTCCAGCGTCATTAAATCTTTTTCAAATAATTCATCTAATGTTCCGTCGCATTTTTCCATACATATCATTTGAATAGGGAAGTTATAAATATATCCAAATAGTTCTTCCTCTTCTTCTTCCTCTTCCTCTTCTTCTTCCTCTTCCTCTTCCTCTTCCTCTTCCTCTTCCTCATCATCTTCATCACTTTTATTATCTTCTTCATCGGAACTATAATTAACATCACTACTCGATGATTCAGATGAAGTGGAAGAACATCGCGAAGAAGTGGGAGACTTACTATATACGGATTCAATCTCATGACTACTGGATTGGGGTTCAATATCAAGTGTGGGTAATTCGTCACAGTCAAGTGATATCATTTCATTAGTGTCGATATTTATTTTCAGTTTATTTTTTCGAGATGAATTCAATGAGATAAATGGATTTTTAACAAGGTCTAAATCAGCGTCTTCAATACAGAAATATTTCCCGATATTCTCATTAAAGAAATTCGAACTGCGTAAATACTCGACATCATCGGCAATATTCACACGGTGTTTTTCTTGGACACCTAAATATGACCCATAATAATTTAGTCCGTGTGGAATATGATGTTCATTTAATACTTTATTGGATAGAAAGCAGAAAAAGGAGTCCACATAGGAGGCATTATGTCTAGACAAAATCTTTGGATGAATTGTATTTTCGTTAATATTTAAAGTAGGTAACGTGCGAATACTATCATCGTCAATTTCATATTTACCAATCATATATCGATAGGGGTCTAATAGGGGAGAAAATTTAATAAAAATGGGTGTTTCTTGAGATTCAGAATCTTGGACACTTACACTTTTTAAATCTATAATACGTGATTTATGTAAAAGAGTCGATGTATCTTCCTGTATTACATCGGGTCCAAATAATGTTTTATAAAGTGGATTGTATAGTTGCAACTTATCTATTTTATATGGATTGTAATTACTATCATATTTGTCGGTTTCTTCGTATTGTTTTCCTAAAACAGATAGGAAAGAGTCGATGTATCTTCCTGTATTACATCGGGTCCAAATAATGTTTTATAAAGCGGATTGTATAGTTGCAACTTATCTATTTTATATGGATTGTAATTACTATCATATTTGTCGGTTTCTTCGTATTGTTTTCCTAAAACAGATAGGTCAATTAATTCTTGTATCGAACAATGTAATTTATTCATTCTAATATAAGGTTTAATAACAGAATTTTAGTAGAAAATAAACACATTATTTTTGTAATAAATGGGTTTTCCGTATTATTCCTTTTTTTTAAATATCACGATGATTGTATAGCAAAATGACTTTAGAATTGAAAAAATTTGATATGAGATGGATTACCTTTAAACCCGATGAGAATAAAGGCCCGGTTATTGTAATGATTGGTCGAAGAGATACAGGTAAGTCGTTTTTAGTAAGAGATTTATTATATCATCATCAAGACATTCCTATTGGAACTGTTATATCCGGCACTGAAGCCGGTAATGGATTTTATGCGAAACATGTTCCCAAATTATTTATTCATGAGGAATATAGTTCCATCCTTATTGAGAATGTATTAAGGCGTCAAAAAACTGTTTTGAAACAAATGAATAAAGACATCGAGACCTATCGAAAGACGACCATAGATCCAAGAACCTTTGTTATTTTGGATGATTGTCTATATGATCAGACTTGGACACGAGACAAAATGATGCGTCTTTTATTTATGAATGGTCGTCATTGGAAAGTAATGCTTATTATTACAATGCAATATCCTTTAGGCATACCTCCTAATTTAAGAACCAATATCGATTATGTTTTTATTTTACGTGAACCCTATATGACGAATCGCAAACGTATTTGGGAAAATTATGCCTCCATGTTTCCTACATTAGAGTCATTCTCATCGGTCATGGACCAAACCACCGAAAATTATGAATGTTTGGTCATTAATAACAATTCAAAGTCGAATAAATTATATGATCAGATTTTTTGGTATAAAGCTGAAACCCGTCCTGATTTTAGATTGGGTTCTAAAGAATTTTGGGATATTTCGAAGAATATGGGTTCTGATGACGAAGATGAAGCATATGATCCATCCAAATCTAGAAAACGTAATACCGGTCAACAGATTAATGTGAAGAAAACGACTACCAAGTGGTAATTAAGGGGGCGAAGCCCCCTTATGAACCCTCCTGTATAATATTCACCCCTCCTCTATTATGGTCTCTCTCTATAAAGAGAAATCATAAAATTATCAAAACATACACCATATATTTATTTATTCATACTTAATCAACTTTGTTCGCCTCATCCTCGAATTCACTCGTGATATTAGCCGCAGGAGAACGAACACTATTCGCACGTTCCAACAAATCAGCCTCGTGTTTTTCTCTTCCCTCTTCATCCGCAACATCACGGTCCTCGAAGTTCACCGTCTCCTTCACACCAACCAATTCACCCTCTTCATTAAGAGTTTGCGTCAATACATTACCGGACTTCTCCGCCTTCTCAATATTATCTTCAATCGCCTTTTTCTTCGTATCCTTCACACGCTTCTCGAATTCGTCCTTTGCCTTTGCCTCGTTCTTAATCTTCTCTTGATGAAGCTTATTTAGTTCCTCCTCCATGAACTCTATACGCCCAGTTTTATACGCATTAGGATCCCAAGGCAACCAAACTCCCACAGGTGCTACGAAAATATCGTGATTAGGATCCTTATCACGCAACTTCTTGCAGTGCTTTTCGGCCTCTTCTTGTGTCGAGAAATTTCCGCGAGTTTTAACACCTCTTACAGATGTTTGAAATCCGTGCTCTCTCGAGAACTTTTCATTTAGACGTTCTTCATTATTATCCAAAAAATTCTGGAAATCATCAGTGGCACAACCTTGACGGAGGGTATCTTGTTCCTCCTTACAAAAGTCGTTATAATCGGCCATGAGTGTCTCGACATTTAGAGTATATTTATAAGAAATGAAATTGATAAAGTCACCGAATTTACCCATCGATTTTGTGAAATCCCATTGTTGAACAAATTGGTCAAATAAATACAACTCACGTTTCTCTAGAATCTTTTCAGGAGAGATAAACGACATAGTCGTGAAACGTTGTCCGGCGATTGCCTGGTCCTCGTCCAATACATCGATGTATTTGGGATTTGCGTCACCATTTGGTAGATTTTTACGGTCAAAGGTGGATTCTCTGGATTCACTCATTTAGCAAATAATATGATTAGTATTCTTTTAAACGTTTAAGTAATTTTCATATTAATCTATTATTATCAAGATTATTATTTTCCAGTGATATATTATATTTAGAAAATGGACGGTATGTTTGATTTTAGCGAACTTGTAAAGCGTGCTCTTAAATACTTGATTGAGGGTTTGATGGTTGCGATCGCCGCATACGCCATCCCCAAGCAGTCTCTTAAACTCGAGGAGGTTGTTATTATCGCACTCACTGCCGCCGCTACCTTTAGCGTGCTTGATGTGTTTGTGCCCACAATGGCTTCTTCTGCCCGTGGTGGTGCTGGTTTCGGTATCGGTGCTAACCTGGTTGG